CGTCCAGCACCTTGCGCAACTCAGCGTGGTACTGGCATTCCTCCAGCCAGTCATCAATGCGGGCCTCTGCCTTCTTGGCCTTGCGCGAAGCCTCTTCCTTGTAGCGCATGAAGTCCTGCGCAGCCTGGGCGGATTGGCTCAGTTGTGGCTCTGGTGCCGGTGGCGCGCCGGGCGGCCCGGGGGCTACTGGCGGTGGCACGGGTTCTGCCGGCCCTTCCAGCATGTCGGGGATTTCAGTCGGGTCTACCGCAAAGTTACGGTCATCCGTTGGCAGCAGCACATCGCCCACGCGGGCGGATACTGCATCGACCAGCGGCTGTGTGATGTTGGGGAACACCACCGAGCCCTTGGCCTTTGGCACGTCTGTAGAGGTGCCCGATGCGGATGGCTTGGACGCCGTGTTGACAAACTCATGCCGGTTCGCGTCGTCGTAGCCCTGGTAAAACTCTTCGTCGGCTTCCCAGTCGCTCTCAATCCCGCAGGCTGCACGGTTGGCAACCACTTCGCGGCGCTTAGCGGACAGCGTGCGCCCGAGCGCATCAAGGATCTGCAGGCGTGCGCTCAGCGCCTCGTCTGTCTCCTGCTCGCTGGGTTGTGCTGTTTGATCGTGCATTGTGTTCAGGCGTAAAAAAAGCACCCGAAGGTGCTTGTGTGGTGTCTAGTCATGGTCAGTCCTTCTTGAACAGAACCACGCGGCCTTGGCGCAGCGTGTGTGCAGTCCCTGTGCCCGTGTACCTGGTTTCCAGCTTGGATAGCAGGGTGGTGACCGATGCGTTCAATTGCAGCGGTCCAGTCATTAGGATTACGTCTGTCAGGTCGTCATTTCGGTATGTCGAGTTAGCAAGTGCGATGAAATCACCACATGAAGCCACGCCAAACGCGCCAGAGCTATTGGTCTGGATCACCAGACTCAGCATGCTCATATTCGCTGCTATAGCCCCGGTAACGCTTACCTCAAGCGCAAAAATCACCGTGTCGGATGTTGTCAACCCGAGTGACCCGATAGTCACGCCGCTGTTTGTCATCCAGTAATTGGTGACGGTGTGCGCCCCGTTTGGTGTTATGACTTGGTGGTTGTAGTAGCCAAGCCCTGCCCCTCGGTCAACCAGCGAGTTGACAATTGTTGTCAGTGCGTTGCTGCTCAGTGCGGTTTGCTTGGTCGCCAGTATTCCAGTTGACGCGGTGCCCTGCGTACCGCCGCCCGTGCTGTCCCATTCGCCATATTCCCGGATGGCCGTGTAGCCTGGGATCGTTGGCAGGTTGCCGCTGGACGTTGGCAGGCAGTTGACCGTGGTTATCTTGGAGCTTATGGCTGTGTAAATCCGGCCCGCTATCAGCTTTGCAGCACGCTCACCCCAATGCACGCCGTCAGAAGTTGCCCAAGACCAGGCACGGCCATCGGTGAATTGGGTGGCTCCGGTGTCTACCAGGTCTTGATGGGCGTCAACATAGAACACCGTTGATCCATTGTGCAGCGCTGCAAATCCTGCATTGGCGTCAAGCGTGGCCGTGTTTTTGCCAGCCGTTGCGAAAGCAGACCCCAACGGGGTGATGCTCAGAATCACGCACTTTTTACCGGCAGCAGTGATCGTGTTCACATGGGTTGTGACCCGCGAAATCACCGTGGCACCACTCGCGCCGCCGCTGTTTATGTCGTTGATACCAGCGCAGATGATGACGAATTCCGCAGCCGTGGCGCATGCCAGAGTGACAGATGCGGCCATTTCATCAGCTCGGTCGCCGCCTTGTCCGAAGTTGCCAGCCAGCCTTCCACCGCCACCCATCAGGCTCTGCAGCCAGGCCCAATAGCCCACCGCTTGATGGCGGTTCTGTATAACAACCTGGGTCAACGCGCCACCAGTGATATTGCCAGCCAAGCCCGTTACCGCTGTTTGGTAGCTAAAGCTGTTGGCGTCTATCGTGATCTTTGGCCCGAAATACTCATACGAGGTGTCAGAGCAGTTGACGATGTTTATGTCTGGCGTGCCGAATACACCGTGGTTTGTAAATGCCACAGTGACCAGGCCCGCAGCATCACGGGTTAGCGTGCGAGTATTCAGGGAGATGCCCTGCTGCCCGTATTGGGGCAGCGAATCTCCAACAAGGGCAAACTGTGGATCTGACACTGGCGGGGATGCTGCCCCGCTCCCCCTATTCCCAGCGTACCAATGGCTTAGCATTTAGGCGTCAGACCAGGTAGGAAAGAGTCGCGTCCAGCGTGCCGGTCACTGTGATGGTCAGCCCGCCTCGAAACTCAAATGGCATCGGGTAATACTGGCCTGCGGTCACAGACATGGTGTTGACAATCGTTCCGGCTGCGTCAGCAACCTTGATCGTTCCTGCGGTGGAAGATGCAACCAGAATGCCGACCAGATTGCCGTCGCGTAGTTGCGTTGTCGTAGCTGTGAAGTTCAGCCGCTTGCCTGCTTCGCTTACTTTATTCATGTCTGTCCTTAAATGTTTGGTGGATCAAAGGCCTATGCCTGAGTCCTTGGCTGTGTAGGGTGCGCCTGTGCGCAATGGTTTCTTCGTCTTGACCGGCTGCGCAAAGGTCAGCCCGAGCGCATCAGCCATGTCTGGCGACCGGAACCCGCGCTTCTTCATGTCCTCTTTCTTCTCCATGCGCAGCGCGTTGTTGCTGTCGTAGAAGTAGCGGATCTGGGTCAGGTCGGCCATCAGTTCATCACTGTCGGGGATGTCGGCCGGCTGCTTCTCCAGCCATTCCCTTGTTTCACCCCACATTTCAGCGCGCTTGTTGGTGTACTTTGTCTCGTCAATCGGAGACTCTGAACTGTTGACCTGCACCAGCTCACACTCTTCCGGCATGACCAGCTCAACCAGGCGGTCATAAACCCCAGCGCCCAGGCCGCCAACATCGATTGCGCACTGTTTGGCGCCAACTTCCTTGATGGCCATGCGCACCAGGCCTGCAACTTCCATGGTGCTTTTCTTGCTGTAGCTGCGAATCCAGTGCACCTTGCGGCCCTGGCGGAAGCAGATAGAGGTTCTGTCATCACCGAACCGCGCCGGGTCAACGCCCAGCTTCTTGTCTCCGAACGGGTCATTCACAACCGCATCACGTGCAGTCATCACTAGGTCAGGCTTAATGTATGGATCAGCGCCAGACACTTGGAAAGCCTCTGCGGCCGTGGCCGGGTATTCCTGCTTGAAAAGCATTGGGTCTTTCAACTCGATGATCTTGGCGCGTCGCCATGCCATCTGGTCCATGTCCAGCTCATAAGAATCGCGGTACTTTTGCTCGTCAGCATCCAGCGTGAAGCCTGGCGGCACCGTCTTGCGGTACTCGTCCTGCCAGTACCAGGGCACAAAGATGGCGATGTACTCGCTCTGCCCCGATTCGGCGTCCTGCCATTCCTTGTGGAAGTAGTTCCCGACCCCGTTGGCCGTGGACTCCTTGAATATCTCGGTGCCGTCCTCGTCCGGTATCGCCTGCAGAATCCCGGCCGCGTGTTGCTGCGCGTTTGGCCAGAAAGCAACCTCGGAACCGTGGAAGAACTGCACCGTACTGGATCGGCCCACTGCCTTGTTCCCTGCGGTGCCCACCTTGTATCCACTGTCTAGCAGGTTGAAGTGCAGCTCCTTGGCATTCGCAGCGCTTGTGCTGGGCTTTACCAGGGACGGGCAGTTTTCGTGATACCGGTTGGCCAGTTCAAACAGATTGTTAGTGGCCTCTTCTTCGTGGGTCAGGATAAAAGCCCTGACGCCACGGGTGTGGGTCACTCGCCAGTAAAACCGGCCCTCTATATAGGTGCTGCAACCCTGCTGCCGGCCCTTGAGCACAATCGCCCTGACCTTGCCAGTCTTGGCCCTTTGCTCTTCCACGCATGCATGGATGTGCTGCTGGGCCACGTTCAGCCCAAACGGCACAACCTTGCCAGACTTGGTGCGGATCTTCAGGCACTTGGCAGCGTAGTGCGGGAAGTCGTCTTTCAACTTCTGCCGTACTGCCTTCTCTTTCGCGTCCATCAGGCTAGGTCGTCTAGGCTGGCTTCGTGCTGGGTTATGTTGGCATTGACTTCAATGCTTGCCAGCTTGGCGTGTACATAAGGAGCGGATGCCTTGGCTGCGTCTAGCCTAACGTCAGGATCTTCATTGGTGTTGCGCATTACAGAGAGCATGTATTCCAGCGGCATAACTCCACCAGCCTCCGCGGCCTTCACCAGCGCTGCGGTGCGCTTATTGGGGGCTCCTGGCTTGCGTCCAGCACCAGGCCGAGCACCACCATTCCGCCCAGAAACTGATTTAACTGATTTTTTTTCAGTTGCTGCAGCTTTCGATGTCATGTCCCACCTAGCCCCCCAGCACCTTAGCCGGGTTCATCGATGGCCGCCCCTTGGCATAGCCTGCTTGCATCTGCTCTTCTGGAGAGCGCTCGTCGCTGCCCATCAGTTGCATGACCATTTCCATGGCGGCTTCCGGGCTTTCGGCTGGCTGCAGGTAAGAGGTGTCCTCTTCCATTTCCATGCCTTCGCCCATTTCTTCACCTTCGGGCGGCTCAATGCCAACCATGAGCGAACCGTCATCGCCTACTACTATGCAAATCTTCTTCATTGGGTGTCCTTGTGGTTGTTGCCCATAGGGCTTGCCTTGCGGCTGGGCTACTGCCTGTCTCGCATCTGCTGATTGCGCGCCCTGCGCGAGGCGCGAGAGTATCCAGCCAATTGCCCGTGGCTGGCCGCGTCAGTTTCACGGATGACTCGGGTGTGAATAAAAATGCCCGCTACCGTTTCCAGTGCGGGCGAATGACCAGATAGGGAACT